TGATACTTTATTTAAAAGTCCCATTTTCTGTCATCAAGCATTCAAACAAGAAAACCAAAGATCGTTAAATCATTTTCAAGATGTCAGGAATTAATGTCTTCTCAAACAACTCTGTCCAGCTAGCAAGGATGAAAGGAAAAGCAATAGACAATGGAAGTTCATTACCAGTAGTTTCATTTCGGAAAGCATCAGAGCATATGATCAATGAAGGGATAGGGACATTGGTCTCTCTAAAAGGAGGAAATAATTTCTCTGAGGAAATTGAGTGTATGGCTTCAGAGTTCAAAGAAGTAATAAAAGGTGAGATCAAGTCAATTGTCTCTCCTATAACCATAAAACTCAAGGACTCTGAAAGCACAACAAAAGTGAAAATAACCACCATGGATAAGGTTACATCTCTGATCAAGTTTGAAAAATTTCCATTTTACCGAGTAGACAGGTTGAAAATCCTTTATATTCCTCTATTTTCAGGAGAAAATTCTGAAGGCAAAAATATTACTTTCTCTATCCAGGATAGATCAATGGTGGTCGCTGGTAAGCCAAAAAAGATTTCTTCTGCAACAGCTCCTATAAACAAAATGAGTATGATAGAATTGTCTGCAACTTATTTTGTCCAGAGTAAAGATTTGAGCAAAATAGAATTTGGTTACAAAGCAAAAGGAATACCAGTTTCCGGAAGATCATTTGCTGCAGTATATTTAGCATTCTACATTCATGGTGATCATTTTCCTGCAACAATGAGACCAAAAGATCCAATAGTCTTGTTGATTGATGATGTTGATGCGCCTACAGATATCAACAAAACTTCAAGTGTGAAAGATTTATGCGATAAAGTCCACAAGAGAATTGAGTCTAAGTCTAAACAGATGAACAGAGACCGATCAAGATTTGAGATTTTAGAGGAAAGAAGGAAAAGTGACATGTTGTTGATTAAAGAAAATATTGAGGAAAGCAATACAAGTAACCCCACTTTTTCAGTAAAAGAAAATAACAGTGAGCTCTTTCATGGAATCACTAAAGCGAATATAGCTGAATACCTACCCAGAAATCTTCCAATTTCTCAATGGGAAAATGCTATTTTAGACACAGGTGCACCAGATCATTGGTGCTATCATCCTAACATTGTGGATTTGAAAGTAATGGGGAGTGAAGATGCACTAGAAGAAGGAGTCAACTTTCACCGAGTGAGAGATGTTGAGGTAAAGTTGGGAGTCCATTGGATAAGACTTAGAGAAGTATTGTTCGGAAGAAAAGATGATAGACCTTTGATATCATACAACAAATTGATGAAATCAGGAATCATAGACAGTTTAAACAAGGTTACCAAATCAAAGTCCATTCTTTGCTGTGAAGGGAAAGTAATGTTTGATTTGGACACTTCAGGAGGGTATCAGGTTTTTATCCCTTCTGAGAGCACAAGTAGAACTATAATCATAGAATAGAAGAATGAAATAATTGTGTGTTTCCTATTAAGAGTGAAAAATGTATTCCTTTAAATATCAAAGTGTGGTTTGGAAAAGAAGTATCAAAATGCTTATTGTTGCAGTGTGCTGTTTTAAATAAAACAATGGTTGGACAATGTCCCATTGTGATCTAGTCATTGAGACTCATTGCAATGATACATTGTTCCATTCTACGGCTATTGCAGCCCCGGTTCTTAGTTCATGAAATGCTCTCAGGTGGTAAGTCACTCCCCCTATCATGGCTCATGTTTATACGTTAGGACGGTGAACAATGTTATTTGTGCCATTGATAGGTTGCTTGACCGACGAAACTGAGTAGTACGTCATGTGTACAGCTAAGCCAGATAAATTTTATAGAAATTTATCA